ATTGGTGAACTTGACGCTATTGCTACTGGAAATTATTCTCGAGGTCCTCCTTCTGAAATTGTATTGTCATCTGTAACTGAAATTGATTCTCTATTAAGTCAGATTTTCTCTGCGTTTGGGTCAGGTAGTTTTACGAGTTCAGTAAATACTGCTTTGACTAGTCTTATTTCGGCTTTATTAAAGAATGGGTCTTCTCTTTCTGCAAGTCAAGTTGGCGATTACTCTCGCGCTATACAAAAATTAATTGAAACTACTCGTCCTTATGAGGGTGAAGGTGATGAAGATGAGGGTTTCAGTGGTGAACTATATTATAGTCCAGAAGAAAAGAGAATTAGATTTATTCGAGGTATTAATAAATCTTTGAAAATTGTCGAGGCAATTATGGGAGAAATTGCTCGAACTGTTTATGATTCTAAATCTTCTCGTGAACAAGTTATGGCAACTCTTTCATCTCGTTTATTAGGCCAACAAGTTCAACAGTACGCTCCCACATTTAGACCTGGAGTTCAGGAGGCGGTAAGAGAAGCGCAGGCTGCTCCTTTAGGTGGTCCAGCACGAGAACCATTACTTGCTCCTGAAGTTCCAGCGCCTCAACCTCCTCCTGATGAAGAAGAAGATTTTGGTGAGTGGGGAGATTTTCAACAGGCGCTTCCACCTGCGGAAGAAGGTGTAATGGAAGGATTTGGTCGACGTAAACGCCATTATAAAAATAAAAAGTATTAATAATGGATTCTGGACAAGAATATTCTCTTGCAACATTAATTACAATATTAAGTATTGTAGTTGGGTACTTAATTAAATTAAATCATCATAGAATACGTTCTACCTGCTGTAATAAAGTTTGTATAACTTCTATTGATGTTGAAGCAACTACACCACCAGAAAAACTTGAAATTAAAATACCGAATAATATAACAATATGAGTCTAGAAATTGTGCCATATAAATTGGGTAGAAAACAGGGGTTTAGAACTCAATTAAATGGTATTCCATTTTCCCGTAAACCCGTTGAATTACAGAGAGCAATTCAACAGGCTGAAGCTTTAGAAAGAAGTAATGAATTGAATAAAGTTGAAGCTTATTCTTTAAGTGAAACTGACATTCAAAAAATGATTCCAACTTTAAAAATTATTTCGTACCCTGATTTACTTCACGCCAATTCTATTGATGAAGTTCTTGACCCAAAAGGGCGTTTAATGCTTCTTTATTTAACAGAGAATAGAAATACAGGGCATTGGGTTTGCTTATTAAAATATAGAAATTCTAAAATAATTGAGTATTTTGATCCTTATGGTAATTATAGACCTGATGGAGAAGGAAAATGGTTAAGTAAACAAAAATTAAAAGAGTTGGATCAAGGAACTAAAAAACTAACGCAATTACTGAATAGTTGCTCTTATGAAATAAAATCAAACGCTTACCCATTTCAAAAAGATGGTATAAATATGAATACTTGTGGACGACACTGCACAACTCGACTATACTTTAAGCATTTGAAATTACCACAGTATATAAAGTTAGTAAAATCTAGTGGGTTAAGTGCTGATGAATTTGTTTCAGGATTTACATTTGGTCTTATTGGCAAATAAGTTTTCAATAAAAAAATACTTCATAAAGTATAAATGAGTTTCTCTTCAGTAAAAATTGAAGGGGCTAAAGCCTCGCCTGATCGAGTTTATTATAATGGGACCATTATAAATAACTCTAAAGACACCACTGTTCAAGCTGATGACCCTGAAATTATATTTTTAGACACTAGACAGACAGCAATAATCAAAGACACTTCAGGCTATGAAGTTGCTGTTGAAAATTTCTCATTAAATGGAGCAACAAAAAATCTTCCACTGTTTATACCTATTATTGCGGATCCTTCGACTAACATAGACAATACTGTGTATACAGTAAGTTTTGGAGTTTATAATGGTGGACAATATATTGTAAACACTAAAACTATTGTTTGGGTTACTGAAAATAACGCTCCTTATACTAAAAGACCACCTTTAAATCCAGTCCAAGTTGAAACAGATTATTATTACTGCTATTCGTATACTCATTTTATTTCAATGGTAAATACCGCATTAAGACAGGCGCATACCGAGGCTCGAGGAACATATACTTTTGGAACATTATGTCCTTGGTTTGAATTTGATGAGACTACTGGATTATTTTCAGTAAATCAAGATTCAAAGACTTGTATGGCTCCAGTTGGAGTTAATCTTTCAGCACCTTATACTGTACTTTTTACTGCAACTGGTGATTACCAAAGTGGCGAATATTCATTTGTAGGAATGAACTCGAATCTTGAAAATTTACTAACTAATTTTTGCTCAATCTATTATGCAAATAACCAGAAGTGGAATAACTCTTCTGCAGTTCTACCTGAAATTGTTATTGACACTGGTCTTCCTAGAAATTTATTAGATTCTTCTGTTGCTGATGACAATACTCAGGTAGGTATTACTTTAAGAACTCTTCCAAAGACGTCTGTATTTCAACTAGTAAATCCTTTTGATGGGACAGCATTAGCCAATAAATTCTTTGTAAGACTAGTCCAAGATTTCAAATCTACTGGTACTCTATGGTCACCTATTGCTTCATTTGTTTTAGAAACAACTAAAATAGCGGTTAGACCTGAATCAAATTCTAATCCAGTTGTTTTTGGATCAGCAAATATTGGAGATCAAGGTAAAAGTTCTGGAGCATTTCAAACAGTTCTTATTGAGACTCCTATTGACGCTATAACATCGGATTTATGGAAAGGTTGGGTTCTCTATGAACCAAAGATTCCTAAATATACCGCATTGGCTCCTTCTCATGATGGTCTTAAAGAATTGGACATTATTCTTTCTTGGCGTAATCGCTTAACTAATTCATTAGTTCCAGTTCGTTTGCCGAATCAGGGGTCGATGTCATTTCGGTTATTATTCAAGAAAAGATTGTCTTGTGTTCGGTCGGGGTAAGTTTAAAAAATATTTTAGTTTGTTTAATATAAAATGGCAAGTGAGATTGAGAAGTTTTCTGTATTCGATCCTCGTATTGTCCAAACTCGTCCGAAGTATGCAGTAGAGAAGGGCGCTTTGTCGCTCTCAACTGTGCCTGTTTCGGCTCAGACTGCCGACTCTTCTTCTTGTCAGTTTAACGTCCAGGTTCCTTCTGAGAATGTATTTATTGATCGCGCTGTAGAGTGGCATGGAACGCAGTGTGTGTCTGTAACTGTAACATTGACGGCAGTTGGAACAGTTCCTGTGAATACGCCTCTTGCTGGTCTTGTTGCCCCCGCAGCCTTTCCTCTACACCAGTCTGTAACGCAGATGTCGGCAACGATTAACGATGCGACTGTGACTGTAAACACGCAGGATGTTCTTCCCCAGATTCTTCGTCTAAGTGATTTGGCGGACGCTCGTCGTCAGCGTACTTGCCCCACGATGTTGGATCGTTATGCAGTATACCCTAATTCATCTGCTGTAAAGAACTCTCCTCTTTTGGCTTGGGACGAGGTTACGGCATCTGATGAGGTTCCTAATGGTGGATTTCAGGGATTTTACTATGCGACTAGCGCTACTGGTAAAGTTCCTCAACCTGTGTCTGGCGCTGGTACTACAGTAAGTAATGTTAAGTATATTAATGGTCAACCTTATTTGGCTGCGGATTTAGTTGGTACTGCAATTGATTTAACTTTTCACATTTGCTACGCTTCTGTTGAGAAGCTTATGTTGCCCCCTTTCATCTTTACGGATCAGTATGAGTGGTCTACTGGTCTATTTGGAGTTCAGAACTTCCAAGTACAGATGAACTTGGCACCTACGTCCAATGTTCGGTCTGTTCGTGTGTCCACGACTATGACTGTTAAAAATACTCTTGGTGCTGATGCAGGAACATTTTCTGCTCCGGTATTAGCGTGGTCTACGACTGGTGAGGGAGGTGGCATGTGGGTAACTAAGCCTAAACTGAGTGTCCAGTTCCTAACTCCCGCACTCGATGTTCCTTTGCCTCCCAAGAGCATTGTGCCTTACATGGAGTTTCCCCGTTATATTTCTACTCCCGCTACTCAAGTGGATGCATCAGCAACTCTACTTACAGCAGGAACACCTCTTTCCAGTAATACTATTACTCTACCTAACATTCCTGACCTTCTAGTAATTTATGTAAAGCCTTCTTCTTATGCTGATGCAACTCAGGGTGATTGGTCTCTACCCATTACTGGTATTTCTATGAACTTTGACAACTTTTCAGGTTTGCTAAGTACGACTACTCAACAGCAACTATACCAGATGTCCATAAAGAATGGTTTGGACATGGACTGGGCGGAGTGGTCTGGTCTTGGCCGTGTTCCTTCAATCAGTAGTCAGGCACTTGCTGGAACAATAGCCGCACCAGCCGCAGGTAAGAGTGGTCAGGTAGGTCTTGTTGGTGGTCCTCTAGTTCTTCGTCCAGGTCGTGATTTCGCACTTTCTAGTGGAATGGCTCCTGGACTTGTAGGTAACTTTACTCTCCAGTTCAACATTACGTGCCAGAACTTTACTGGATCCGCTCAGGCGTCTCCTAACATTTACGTGGTGCCTATTAGTTCTGGATTCTTTGAGACGATTAAGGGTTCCTCTCGTGTAATTAAGGGTGTTCTCACGGAGCAGGACATTCTTTCGGCACCCGCCCAGGCTCCATCTGCTGATGCTGATCGCCCCGTTGGCGCTGGTCTTGGTGGT